GAGAGCGCGTCGGACACGATCGGCTTGAACCGCATGTTCTCTCGACGGACGCAGTATGACTTCTATGTCCCCCCGCTCGCCAATCTTGGCGAGCAGGAAATTCTCAACAAAGAACTATATGCTCAAGACCCTGCCTCTCTCGACGCCGGAACCGGCGTCGCTTGGGATGAAGAGGTCTTCGGCTATCAGGAGCGCTGGGCCGAGTATCGCTACAAGCCTTCTCTCATCACTGGAAAGCTCCGGTCTACCGCCTCTGGCAGTCTCGATATCTGGCACTTGTCCCAGGAGTTAGCCTTGGGCGGTGGCAACGCCCCGCCCCCCTTGAACGAAGAGTTCATCGTCGAGACTCCTCCCATCGACCGCGTGATCGCGGTCGCAAACGAGCCGCACTTCGTGCTGGACTCGTATATTCAACTCAAGTGCGCCCGGCCTATGCCTATGTACTCTGTGCCGGGCCTCTCGAAACTATGATCGGTGGACTCGAAGCCGGCGCCAGCTTGGTTGGCGCCGGCGCCGGCATCTGGGCGGAAATGAAAGGCGCGGCGGATGCCCGCCGCTTCTCCGCCCAACAAGTCCAATCTCAAATGGACTTTCAAGAGCGTATGCGCTCTACTGCCTATCAAACCGCCGTCCGCGATATGCGGAAGGCTGGCCTTAACCCCGCCCTAGCCTATTCTCAAGGCCCCGCGGCTACTCCGTCGGGTGCCGCGGCTCAAGGCGAAAACATCATGGAAGGTCTGGCCGAAACCGGCGTTTCTTCTGCGCTCGATATGCGCCGTCTTCAAAAAGAGATCTCCGAAGCCGATGCTCGGATCTCCCAGGCCAACACCCAAGCGGATCTCAATAAAGAGGCCGCTAAAACACAAGAGAGCGTCCGTGAATTACAGGACGCTCAAAAAAAGGCTGCTCAAGCCAATGCCCGGCAGACAACTGCTATGACCGTCCCCATCGAAATCGATTCTAATATTCTTAAGAAGAATAAATGGGTCGGTTATCTTGACGCTATTTCTAAGCGTCTTCTGCCTTGGGCTAATAAAACATTAAAAAACTAGGAGGCTTTCATGGAAAAAGTCGACAAAAAAACCGGAGAGATTCTCTCCAAGGATCAAACTTCTGCTCCCTCTCATGGAAAACATGCTCTTGTTTTCCATAAACCCTCTCGGACGAAACAGTTTTTCAAGTCCGAGGTCAACATCAACACTATCATGGCGAAGGCCCGTCAAGTCGGGCATCTTCCGCCTCCTCATCGTCAGCCGATTTTCGCTGACGCTTCAAATATTCTTTCTTACGAGGAAGCTCACAACATCGTGCGAACGGCTCATCAAGCCTTCATGAAACTCCCTGCGGTCGTACGCGAACGCATGGGAAATAATCCTCGTAATCTACCCTCATACCTGACCGACCCTGCAAACTTCAAAGAGGCTGTCAAATTTGGACTCATCAAAACACGCGACAAATCAAATGACGCGCCAAAAAATGTGTCCAGTCCTTCTCCCTCTTCTACTCCTACGGCTCCGCCTCAGCCTCCCCCTTCGAAGCCTTAGCTTCGCTTCTCTACGAGACCGTAGGCCCGCAGGGCCGGAGGTCCTGGCCTCTGGCCATTGTGGTCGGTCTCTAGGCGGCCGCCCCGATTCTGGGGCGGCTCGCTTGCTTCTATGGTCCCGGGGGGTTCGGGGGAACCTCCCCCGACCCCCTCAAAAAATAAAAACGATCCTGGAGGAAGTCTCCTCCTCCCTTGGGGGGCCGCGCTTCAGCGCGGCGCGCCGTATATATATACTTGATAAATAGGTGCGGACTGGTCCCTACCAGTCCCCCCCCCCCCCTTGACTTTCCTTGGAAAGTCTTCTACCCTTTGGTTATGAAATTCAGATCGCTTTTTTCCCCAGGAGGAAAAAATGCTCTGGACTTGTTCTGTGTGTTCTCGGGCCGTGCATATCGCTCGGCTCTTCGCCGACGGAAAAATGTTCGTCACTCCTCACCTCGTGTCCGACACGATCCCCGCCAAGGTCTGCTTTTTAAGCTGGAAAATGATTGATCGGAGGTCACTCAATGCGTCGTCAAAAGATGTCCAAGCGGACTTCAAAGAAGTCCTTCACCCGCAACGCTCTTCGCGTTCACCCTCGCAACAGCTCCTCCCCGGCTTTCGTCATGAGAGGCGGTATCCGCCTCTAGACGGCTTCCGCCGCGATCCGATGGAGGACGAGACGTGGCCTGGCTTCGATGCTGACTAAATGGCCTGTAACTCGCCCAAGCGTGCCTGGCGTGGGACAATCCCAAACCCGGAAACTGGAAAGTTTCCAATGCTCTTTAAACAACCCCCTGGCCGGGAGGAGCCCCCGGTCCCTCTCCCTTGTGGCTCATGCACTGCCTGTAAGCTCACTCACGCCCGTAATTGGGCGCTCCGCTGTGACGGGGAAGCATCCCTATACGCTGAAAATGACTTCCTTACCCTTACTTACGATGAAGACCACCTCCCGCCGGGAGAATACCTTCGACAGTCTGATGTTCAAAAATTCTTTCGCCGACTTCGAAAAGCTTTTCCTGGCTCCCATCCAAGATATTTCTATTGTGGCGAATACGGCGGCAAGCTTGGCCGTCCTCACTATCACGTCTTACTCTTCAACTTCGGATTTAAAGATAAAAGCTCCCTATGCGGAGAGGGTGATCACCGTCTCTATACCAGTGAGACTCTCTCGAAGCTTTGGCCTCATGGGTTCTCGTCTATTGGCTCTGTCACGTTCCAATCCGCCTCCTACGTCGCACGTTATTGCCTCAAAAAGGTCGGCGGCGTGGAAGCTCATAAACACTATCAAGGCAAACCCCCGGAATATACACGTATGTCTCGTCGACCCGGTATCGGTCACGATTGGTATAAAAAATTCAAAAATGATGTTTATCCTTCCTCCGAAATTGTCCGGGATGGCCACGCATATCCCCCGCCTCGATACTACGACACTCTATATGAGCGTGAAGCTCCAATGGCTCTTGAACTTATTAAAGCCGATCGTGTCCGACGCGCTCTCGAGCGAGGAATGAATTACCGTCGGCTTGATGCCCGCGAGCAGATTCAAAAATCCCGGTTGGCTCTCAAGGCCCCCCGGAAATTACAGTAAACCAGGAGACTCAAATGGTTCACATGATGTATTCGGTGCTCGATACAAAAGCGGGGATTTACAATACCCCGTTCTCTGCTGTCTCTCGTGGCGCGGCTCTCCGCGTCTTCTCTGACGTGGCCAACGATCCAAAAACTTCTGTCGCCAAACATCCCGAGGATTATAACCTCTTCGAGATTGGCTCCTACGACGACGCCTTGGGCGTCATGATCCCTGCCCAGCTCGTTGCTCTGGGCAACGCTTCAAGCTTCATCGTCCGCGAACCTGTACTCAAGTAAAAAGCGCCCTGGGCATGGCCTAAAACTGCCTAACACTTTTTCTTAAAAAGGAGACTACCCATGCGCAGTGTCATGAATCACCAGTTCTCTCAAGTTCCCGAGATTCAGCGCCCCCGCTCTACTTTCGATCGGTCGCACGGCTACAAGACCACTTTCGACGCCGGTTACCTCATCCCGTTCTATGCTGATGAGGCTCTCCCCGGCGATACTTTCAATCTTCGGGCAAATCTCTTCGCCCGGCTCCTTTCGCCCCTCAATCGTCCCATCATGGACAACATGTTCTTGGACGTTCACTATTTCGCTGTTCCCATGCGAATCCTCTATGAAAACTGGGAACGTCTCATGGGCCAGCAGGACGATCCCGACGACACCACGGACTATCTCGTTCCTCAGGTCGCGATGCCCGCCTCGACGGGCGCGACCGTTGGCTCTCTCTCTGACTATTTGGGCATCCCGACGGGCGCTCCCTTGCTCCTGGTCGATGCCTGGTGGCACCGAGCCTACAATCTCATTTACAACAACTGGTATCGGGATCAAAACCTTCAAGATTCCGTCGTCGTTGATGTCGACGACGGTCCCGACACTATCACGGACTATGTTCTTCTCCGTCGTGGCAAGCGCCACGACTACTTTACCTCCGCTCTTCCTTGGCCCCAGAAGGGCGCTGACGTTCTTCTTCCGCTCTCTGGGACGGCCCCCGTTTGGGGTTCCGGCGCTGTTATTCCGACGGGCGGCTCTGCTCAACCCAAAGCTCCTATCTTCTCTACGTGGCTCGACCGCGCGAGCGGCGATGCCGTTGTAACTGGCCCTCTTGCCAGTGCTACGACCGGCGAAGGCTTGGCAACTGGCCTTCGCATTGGCTTGAAAAATACCACTAGCTTCCCAGGTTCTGGCAGCATGAACGAGGGCGATGACGTTCTCTTCTTGAATGAAGCCCTCTCCGTTGCTGCCCGTGCTTCCGCCGAGGCTCCTTTCGAGGCTTATCTCGCCGACACTACCGCTATCACCGTCAATCAGATGCGCGAAGCGATCACTCTCCAGCAGTTGTTGGAAATTGACGCTCGAGGCGGCACTCGCTATATCGAAAAAATCAAAGCCCTCTTCGGCGTCTCTTCTCCTGACGAGCGCATGCAGCGCCCCGAATATCTCGGCGGCTCGTCTTCTCCGATCAATATCAATCCTGTGCCGTCTACTGCTCCTTTTACGAGCGTTCCCCAGGCTACCATGGCCGGATACGGCACTCTCTCCGTCAACGGTACGGGCTTCTCAAAATCCTTCACCGAGCACTGCGTGATTCTCGGTATTCTCTCCGTCCGTGCTGATCTTACTTATCAGATCGGCTT